GGTTGACTTGAACCTGATGTTAATGTCTCTGCTTTGTTTTTCATAATCATATGATAAGAATCTAATTGGTGTCTGTTAACATCTTTAGTATCAAACGTTCCATCATCAAATTCTTTTTTTAATGTAGACCAAAGTTTAATTTCTCTCATTCTGTCTCTTGCAACAAGTTGCATATTAGCTAAACCATATCTAGCTTCATCAAGATCTATCTTATATTTTTCTAATTTATATTCGTCTTTTTCTGTATCAATTTTTTTCTCTAACCATTTAACTTTAGCCTCACTTCTTCTACAATCAAATGATAAACTCATTAAATTTTCTAAGAATACGTTTTGTTCTCTAACACACTGCCAATACTTTGCAGCTTTAGTTGGATACTTCATATCTTGAAGAACGGACATTCTCATTTCTGTTTCTGTTCTAAATACTTGTTTTTTAGTCCAGGTGTCACGAAGCTCGGCTGTCATAGCCTTAAACTGTTTTACGTCTTCTGGATCTAATAAATTATTTAAGCTTGGTGCTTCTTTTTCTATTAACGCATGTATATTTCTTTTTTCTGTCATATTAATCCTTTCATTAAATTAATAATATAACAATTATTAACTAGTTGTCAATGTTTTAGATGCAATGGCTGATGTTTCTGCTGTAAATTCTTCTGCGTTAGCAGTGTAATTAGGATTATTATTTGCAGGTGGTCCAGCTGATTGACCTGTCATAACTAAACCTGATGATGGTCCACCATCAGATCCATGTCCTCTTCTTCCTGTTCCCATACTTGCTGTTGTTGCAGTTGAAGTTCCATCATAAATTGAACAACTTGTTATACCTGCTGCAGGAGGATTTATATTTCCACCTGTTATTAATGTTGCAGTTTGTGTACCTCTACATGCAGCGTTATTATCTTTAGCTGCAATCACACTAGCTCCACCTGAAGTCCAAGAAGAACCATTATATTCTTCAATTGTTGTAACTAGAGAACCACCAGGTGAATTGCCTGGTACATTTTGACCACTTATTAAAGTTCCTGCAGTTTGTGTTCCAGAACATCCTGCGCTAGTTCTATCGGATGATGGATTTCCTCCTGTTGCCCAATTTGTTCCATCATATTCTAAAGATATTCCTGGATAAGCATCAGAACCACCAGGGTTATTTACGTCGGAATTTATTCCTGCTATTAATCCTGCAGTTTGAGCACCTGTTCCTGAAGCAAAGAAAACCAAAGGAGCATTAGTTACACTTGTCCAAGACGAGCCATTATATTCTTCTGTAGAATTTATATAGGTAGGTGACGTTCCTCCCGCACACCATGCAGCACTGACCGTTCCGCCACCAGATCTTGTTCTAGATGCAGTGTTTAAATTTGGTGCAGTTGAAAAACTTGATCCATCATACGTATCTGATTTATTACTTGTGTAAGGTCCTGATGGTGGTGGACCTGTTCTACCACCCCAAACCATAGCTGCAGTTTGTGAACCTTCAGATGTGCTTCCAACATTTGTTCTTACTGTAGAAATGCTTCCACCAGCTGCCCATGCGGCTGCAGTGATTGTATTAATTGATTTGTTAAATTCTTCTGTTGCTGCAGATATAGCTGTTGAATATCCTCCAGATATCATCCATTCTGAACTTGTACCAGAAGTTGCTGGTGCTCCTTCATATCTTGCAGTTCCTAAAGTAGCTGGATTAGTAGTCCAACTTGTGCCGTCGTAATTCTCTGTAACATTTGATGTTGGTGGTCTTCCTCCAGCAACAATAGCAGCAGTTTGAGTTCCTGCTCCCATTCTTCCTGTTAAAGTTGCGTTTGTATTTGGAGCTGCAGTCCAATTTGTTCCATCATATAAAAAAGATAAGTTTACTGCTGAAGGTCCCCCATTAGCAATAATTAAAGCTGTTTGTGTTCCACAAGCAGCAACATTAGCTCTTGCAGCAGGTAAATCATTTTGTTCGGACCAACTTGATCCATTATATTCTTCTACTATAGCTCTTGCACCTTCAGGTGAAGCACTTGCATATCCTCCACAAACTATTGAAGCTGTGGTAGTTCCAGCAGAAGCAGGGTTTAAACTTCTTCTCGCTGTGCCAAGTGAAGGTATGGATGTCCAAGATGAGCCATTGTAAGTATAGGCAGACGATACATCAGCAGTAGCATAACCGCCAGCATAAAACGCAGCTGTCTGGGTTCCAGCACCCCCTCCAGATCTTGTAGCAGTTGGTAATGCTCCACCTGCTGAAAATCCAGATCCATTATATTCTTCAACGAGTGCAGTACGAGTATCACCTGGTCCAACATTACCACCTATATGTAAACTAGCAGTTTGTGTGCCTGCTCCTGAAGTTGAATATCTAGCTGTAATTAAAGGTGAACCACTTGCCCATGCATCAAAAGAAACAACAGATTTTAACGTTTCTGTATTTGCGTTATACCAAACCTGTCCCTCATAACTAGAAGTTAACGTGGGGTCAGTGGCAAATTCTTTTACTCTTTTACCATATATGTCAGTGTAATCTGCCATTTAAAAATCCTTATGGAAGAGTTATGTCAGCAGGTCTTGTATTATTTGGATCAGCTTTTTCTTCATCAGTCTGAGCATCCCAAGCAGCTTGATTAGCTTGTACTTCAGCTGTGACTAAAGCTTGTGCTTCTGACTTAGTTTTAAAAACACCATTTCTATCAGCTACCCAACACGCACCTCGTTCATTGTTTCCAATGACCCAAATGTTAGCGGGATAACCTCTTAGAAAAAAGTTTCTTCTGTCTTCAGCTGTAAAGAATCCTTTTCCAGTGTTAGTAAGCACTCCATATAAAAAGTTTTCCATAGTCTTCCTCCTTTTATAGTTTGTATATCATAGTTTAAGCTTGTGTCAAAGTTTTAACCAAAACGTCACCAACCCACTCTTCTGTAGTAGCTATGGGTCCAGTTCCTCCAGCATAAAAACTTGCTGTATTGTTTAAAGCTCCCGAACTTGCACCTCCAGTTCTCGGAGTTGCAGCATTTGAAGATGCTGTCCAACTAGTTCCATCATATAATTCAGTTGATACAAGAGCACTAGGTGAGGCTCCTGGACTTTGTCCATGATTAACTATTGCTTGTGTTTGACTTCCTTGTCCACCGCCCTCTTGTCTAGCTGTATTTACTGCAGTTCCTGTTGTCCAGCTAGATCCATCATAATTTGCTGAGCTAGTTATACTTGATCCATTATTTCCACTAATATAAAAACCTGCTGTTTGTGTTCCAGCCATTATACCAGATGATATAACACTTGGAAAAACAGTTCCTGCAGTCCAACTAGTTCCACCATATTCTTCTGTATTATTAACTCTTGCTCCTGGAGGATTCGCATATCCCCCTACAGCTATGGCTGCTGTTTGTGTTCCTGAAGATGGACATCCACCTTGAGACATTCTAGGTGTACTTAAATCACCTGATTCTGACCAACTAGTTCCATCATATTCTTCAGTATAACCTGGAGGAGTTTCATTAGCACCTGGTGAACCACCACAACATAACCCTGCTGTTTGAGTTCCAACCCCACCTGCTTCATACCTAGCATTATTTAAATTATTTCCTTCAGTCCAACTTGTACCGTCATATTCTTCTGATTCATTTTTTATAGGAGATCCTGTATTTCCACCAAAAACTAATCCTGCAGTTAAAGTTCCACATCCCATAGTTGATTTTCTAGCAGTATTTAAATTACCACCGCTTGCCCATGCTTCAGTAAGCAGACCAGTTTTAAAAGTGTCGCTAGTTGTATTATACCAAATTTGACCTCTAGCAGCTGACGCAGTAGGATCAGATGTTACTGCTTGAATTGATCGTCCATGTAATTTTTGATATGTGCTCATAATTAACTCGTTGTAAAATCTGTTATATTAGCTGTTAATGTTTCTGGTGTAAACTCTTCTGTTGCATTTGATGTAGGACTACTTGGTGTTTCTCCACCTTGTGCTAACCCTTGTGCAGTTACTCCTGATCCTTTTGCTCTTCTTCCTGTAGACAATGCAGGGCTAGTAGACCAATTTGTTCCATTCCAAGCTTGTGTACTTGTAGAAGGAGCTGAAGCAGATCCACCAAAAATTAATCCTATTGGATAAGTTCCTGATGCTCCTCCTTGAGTTTGTGTTGTTATCGTAGTTGGTCCTGCAGTCCAATTTGTACCATCATATGATTCAGATTCTAATCCAGTTGGTGGTCCACTTACAGAAGCTAAAATAGCTCCAGCAGATGTGCCAAAAACTAAACCATTATATCCTGGAACATTACAGGCATTTCCTGCTGTCCAAGAAGAACCATCATATTCATAACTTGTTGTTAAATCTGTTCCTGGAGGTGTTTCTCCTCCAACTCCTAATGCAGCAGTTTGAGTTCCTGCTCCACCTGTGTAAGCTTGAGCTGCACCATAATTACCACCTGATGTCCAAGATGAACCATCATATTCGTATGATGCATCAACTCTTGGTCCAGGATCTGATCTACCTGTAAAGGATAGACCAGCAGTTTGAGTGCCCGCTCCTGCTAGATTACTTAAAACTTGTGGTAAATTATTTTGTTCTGACCATGAAGTTCCATTATATTCTTCTGTGTTAGCTGTTCCTGGAGGACGGTTTCCACCAAACGTTAAACCTGTATCTGCAGCAGAATTAGTTGCTGTTCCATTTTGATTTCTTGCAGTATTTAAAGTACCACCACTAGCCCATGCTCCAGCGGTTATTGTATTTGTTGATGCTGTAAATTCTTCTACTAAAAGTCCAGGATTAGGTGAAGTGCTTCCAGCAGAAAAAGTTGCTGTTTGAGTTCCGACTCCTGCATTTCTTGCAGCTGCAGTTGCCATTGCAGGAGCTGATGAATAAGTTGTACCATTAAATTTATTTGTAGTAGTTGTTAATGGAGCTGGTGATGTATATCCTGCAAAAATTAAACCTGCTGTTTGAGTTCCTGAAGAAGCTCCATCTGAAAACGCAACTGGATAAGTAGCTGGAAGAGTTGTCCAACTTGTTCCATCGTATGATTCAGTTGCAGTTGTAAGAGAAGGTGTCTGGCCTCCTACCGCAATTGCTGCTGTTTGAATTCCAAAAGTAGTTAAAGTTCTTCTTGAGGTATTTAAATTATTTCCCTCAGACCAAGCTGTTCCATTATATTCTTCTGACTCATTATTATTTCCCGATCCATTATATCCACCACAACATAATCCTGCAGTTTGAGTTCCGCAAGATCCCATAATATATCTTCCTGAATTTAATGTTCCTGGAACAGTTGTCCAACTTGAGCCATCATATTCCTCTGTTGCAGTCGTAGTTGAAGGTGGACTTCCTCCAGCTTTCCATCCAGCAGAAGTAGTTCCGCCACTACCCATTCCTTCTCTTCCTGCATTAAGAGCAGGTGCAGATTTAAAATTTGATCCATCATATTCATCAGAAGAAGTTAAATTTGGAGCACCTCCAAAAACTAAACCTGCTGTTTGAGTTCCAATTCCTCCTGGTTTATCTCTAGCTACAATTAAAGGAGAAGCACTTGACCATGCTTCAACAACACCTAGTCCTCTAAGAGTCCCAGAGGTAGAGTTATACCACATCTGTCCTGTTTTTGGTTCACTAGGATTGGAAGTCACTTTCGTAATCTTCTGCCCTACTAAATCTTTATAAGCAGCCATGTATCTCCTTAATTATTCTTTAAGAGCCAACCTTGTGTGCTGTCTACATAGACTAAAGTATTTGCTGCTCTTTCTGTTGAAACTGTTAATGGATCTGTTGATCCTGCAATTTTCTCTGTTCCGTTTTGATCGATTGTTAGAGCATTTGAATCAAATGTTCCTGCGTAATCTATAAAAGAAATTTCATCTCCAATAGATCCTGCAGGTAAATCCATTTCTATTGCACCACTTGTAGTGTTAATAAAATATCCTTCACCAGCCACAGCTGTAAAACCAGAAGTTTTAACTGCTTGCCAAGAAGTTCCACCTGATACTTCAGCAAAAGATAATTGTCCAACACCTGTTGTACCTGAACCTGACACTGAAGCTACTTTTAAAAATCTGTCTGCTGTTACGTTTCCAGTAGGAAATTTAAGTTCATACGACTGCCCAGAGCTATGTGGAGGTGACGTAAGTTTAATCCCGTGGGAGTTAGATTCACAGTTAAGTTGAATTGAACCTGGGTTTGTTGCACCTAAAACTTCTATAAGACCAGTTCCTTTAGGTCCAACTTTTAAACTTATATTAGAATCACCACCAGTTGCTTGAATAGATGGTGCGTTACCTGTTGCAGAGTTTGTTATATCTAATTGGTTTACTGCAGAGGATGTTGTTTGAAATACTATTTGCTCGTTTCCATTTTCATCGTTAATTCCGTGTGCATCATCAAATGCAATATTAAATGAATTAGTGTCTAAATCTCCACCTAATTGTGGTGATGTATCATCTACAACATCTCCACCAGTTTGGATCTCTATCATGTTTGGATTAGTTCCATCACTAGCTGTTGCTTGTATGATAGCTGTTTTTTTATTTGTAGCTGCAAAAGTAAAAGTATCTCCTGAACCAGAAGCGTATTTAAACTGTACCGTGTAAGCACCTGATGTTGAATTTTTTAAGATATAGAAAGTTTCAACATCTAAAGGTATTGTAACAATTTGGTTTCCAGTAATAGAACCTGTAAACTCAATCATTCTTTGTTGAGCTGTTCCTGTTGTATTTCCATCTACAACAGTTAAAGCAGTTGTTTGTGCACCACCGGCTATTGATACCTGTGAAAATCCACCTGTTATCTGTTGAAGAATCTCTAAATTTTTATTTGTTTTTGTGCCCCAAGTTCCAGCGTTTTCACCGGTTGCTTGAAGTTCAACACCTAAAGGTGTGTATGTTGATGCCATAATTTATCTCCTATGCAGCGTCACTATAACTTGTATTTGATCCAGTTGCAACATCCGAATAAGAGTCATTCGAACCTGTTGAAATATTACTATAAGACGTATTTGATCCAGTGTCAACATCGCCATAAGCAAATATATTAACACTTCCGATGCTGCTTGTTATTGATTGTCCAGTTAATCCTACTTGAATATCTGCTATAGAAATAGACCCTACACTGGCACTAAAAGATTGACCTGTTAGTCCTAAACCTTCTTCTATTGTTAAAGATCCAACAGAAGATGTAATAGATTGACTAGTTGGTTGAGCTACTGCTCCTCCTAATCCAATTATAGAACCTAAAGCAAACGTTGCAGACACACCAGAAATTAAAGCTGTGTCGTTTGGTATTGTTACTGTTCCCAAACTTAAGGTAGCTGACTGACCTGTTAAATCTGCTTCTTGTGAAGAGCTTCCAACCGCGGTTCCTTGAGCTGAAGTTATAGATAAACCAGAAGGCAATACTGTATCGTTTGGTGCTTTTGCTGTTCCCTGTGAAACTGTAAATGATTGACCAGATAAACCAACAACCATATCTGCAACTGTTGGTGTTCCTAAAACTGCAGTGATTGCATCAGCACTTAAACCTTGTGTTTGA